TGTCTATCTGACGCTGTTCCTCCATGTCGCAGAACACGGGATATGACGGTTTTTCGTCACCTATCGCCTTGACGCACGCATTTATCTGCCTGTCAAGCTCCGCCGTGTCTGTCGCCGTAACATACCAGTAACAGCCGAAATCTATTCCGAGTTTTCTGCACTGCTCGATATTGCGTCTGAAATAAGTGTCCTCGTCTGTGCGTATGCCGGCACGGATAATAACGTACTTCACGCCTGACTTGATGGCGGCATCAAAGTCAAACTTTTCTTGCGCCCTGCTGATGTCAATTCCTTTGATTTTTAACATATTACTTTTCCTCGCTTTCGCTTTTGTTTTTAATCTGTTCCATAATACTTGTAAGTTTCTTCGGCACCGGAAGCCCCAATGCAGCGGCATTCTCGATAATGCTGATACCCTCGTTTGCAATATAGAACAACATTACCGCCGACATTGCGGCGGGAGTTCCGCCGAGTATGTATGTATCGGAGATGTGGCCGACCGCAACAAATACCAGTATCAGAAACTTCTTTGCCAGACCTCTGAAACCGACTTCTGAAGATAATCGCTTTTCTATGACCGCCACAATCACACCTGTGATATAGTCCAGTGCCATAAACGCTATCAACGCCCAGAACAGCCCGTTCACCTCGCCGTACATAAAGCCTAAAACTGCCCCGACAGCACCTGCTATGCTGTCAATAATTATCTGTATCTTGCTCATTTTTTCGTCCTTTCTGCCTATTCGGCGCTGTTTGCTTCTTCTTTTCCCTGCTTTGCGAGTATTACGAGAGCTTCCTCACTATCGTCGGGAATCACCCTCGCTCCCTGCATAACTGCGTCCTCAGTTTCGATGCCACCGAGGACAAACGTTCCATCCGGAAATATCTGCATTTTCATCACCTACGCTCTCTTGTTTGTATACTTTATCATGAATGACAGGGTCTTTGCTCCTGTCACCGACATTGTTATATTGCCGTTTTCTATGTTGAGATGCTCAACGGAGCCGTCTACGCTCAGTACATCCCTGTCGTATGCCGTTGCAATTGTCAGCGTCAGCACTATTCGGTTTCTGATAGGATTCGTGTTGCTGTCATAGTACGGTTCGATTTCGACTTGATTGTACCCCTCACCGTAAGTTGCATACTCAAAGCTCTTTGACAGTGCCGAAGACACAGTGCCGTATATCACAAGATCGGTATCGCACATCCAAGCTCGCCACGTTTTGTCATCGCACCAGCGTGTATAAGAGCGTTTGCGGGTTACCGATGTGTACCGTTGCACCGTGTTAAATCCTGTCGCTGAGATGAATCTGACATTATCGACCGTAAGCTCAAACGGCTCATTTGCACTTACAGGGCGGTTTGTAATGTATTGAGCTGACGCCGATGTACAGAAATACCGTTTGCTCTTGCCTTTGTCATCGGCTATATTTAACATCAGCGTGTTCAAGTCTACCGTCTGACCTGTCAAGTCTGAAGCTTTAAGATAATCCTTACTGTCAAGCTCGGATACTGTAGCCGCTCCGACTTCGGTAGCAGTATACGCAGGCTTATTCTCGGTTTTCGTCCATTCGGGCATATCCGTAATATCTGACATATTATGTGTATGATTCTTCTCTGCCGCCCCGACTTCTTCCGCTGTATACACAGGCTTGCTTTCGGCTTTTGCCCAGTCGGATATCTCATCGGATTTCAGATATTCTGACAGGTCTATACCTGTTCCACCCGCCGCATTAAGTGCGCCCGAAATATAAAGGTTTCCGGCATCATCTACCACTAATGCGTTACTTCGCCTGTCCTCACCGTAACCGTTTCCGATAACCAAAAGCGCATTGCTTGTTGTGCTATTATATCTACCTATAGCAGTCATGTGCTCACTTCCGGCTACAGTATAATATCCCGAGGCATGGCTATTACTGCCTCTTGCCACAGTTCCCATACCCTCAGCATGTGCGCACCGTCCCGTTGCGAAAGTATTCATACCTTCGGCGTGTGCACTTTCGTTGCTGGCTGTCGTTTCTCTGCCCTCTGCGTGGCTGTAAGGAGCAGTCGCTGCTGTCTTACTTCCTTCGGCGTGTGCATAATATGATTCAGCTTTATTACCGGAATAATCGTTGAAGATCTCACAATTCTTATCGCTGTTTGTATATTTACCCACACCGTCATTTCCGCCGCTTGTTGCTTTTTTCCCTACACCGTCAAGGCGCTTTTCTGTTTTACTTTTTACTTGTACCGGTGTTTTAGACTGTTCGTTTGACGCAAGTGTCATTTCCAAAACGGTTGCCGTTGCCTCATCGGTAAGCTCCGCAAATGCACAGCTGACCTTATGCGCTCCTCGATACTTCCATACCAGCGTCGTCGGGAAAAATGCTATTGTACGATTAACATCTATTTTTCCACCGCTTCCGCATAAAGTATCAAAGCATTCGATCGCAGGATTACCGTTAAAAGAAAATTCAACACGCCGCAGTGCTATAGTCATAGCGTCTGCACAGGATTGAAACGCCGATTTTCGTGTTTCTATCGACAACGACTGCAACAGCGGATTCTCGGGAATATACAATGTGGCTTTTCTTGCCGCTGAATCATCAAGCGTTGAAATGTTTGTATACACATACTGCTCGCCGTCAAATGTTGTTGAAAAATACTTCGTCAGCGCACGGAGATCAAAAAATTCCGTTCCGGTACGCTCGTAGCCCTCTACCGTATAATCCGGATCATATATAAGTGCATCGTCAACAGTTGTTGTTTTTTCCTTTAGCTTTACTATTTCGAGCTTGCCGTATCGGTTAATTCTCGCCGATGCCGCCATTATCGCACAGCACCACTCGATCAAATCCCTGTATGTCTGTATTTCTGTTGAAATTGTAGAATCTACAGTCAGATTGTCGTTAGGATACGCACCGAAATCTGTTGTTGCAAGTTCGATACCAACATCTGCGGCGGCGTCTTTAATGTGCTGCTGTACAGTCTTTCTGCCACCTGCATACGCTGATATATTAACATCAAATCTTGTACTGTCATCAAAAGCCGTCAGCTTATGAATACTGCCCTTGCGCTTTGTAAGACTATTATCTACCGTGAATATTCCGAGCGGTACACTTTCCCATGTGCCGCCTGCAAGCAGTATTTCGTATTTCGGAGTAATGCGAGCATTAGCATACGACCGTGACAGAAAATCATCATCGTACACCGTTATATCAAGCTGATTTGTGTAAAACGTACCGATTTCAAAGGTATCACCGGAAACCAACTGTTCTTTCAGCGTAACGCTGTTGTTTAATATAAGATCATCGGTTATAGTTATCGTTTCACCGTCACAGAGCTTAATTGTACCTGCAATGCGGTCTGTGCGGTTTTTATCCTTAATCGCCGCCGTGTAAGCGGCTGATACATCAAGCATAGAATCACCTCTTAATATTCGATAAAGTTTACGCTTAAATCCCACAGCGTTTCTGCGGCGGTATCGGCATTAAGTACCATAGTTGCGCTTCTGTCGCCGGCATACATCGTGCAGGTCTTTGTGCTTGCTGTAGTCGGATCGAAAAATGTCGCAGAAAACGAATCGGGAGAAATAGCATTTGCTATAGCGGAAAGCTGTGATCTGTTCACCCTCCACGTTACCTGTATCTTGTACACGCCTTCTCTTATGCGATTGCGAAACATCACGCCTGTTTCACTTCTGCCGCTGTCCTCGCTGTCAAGGTCGGAGCGCTGTACGCCGTATGATTTGGGCGAAATCGGTGTGAAGCTGCCGAATTTTATAAGTGTCTGCATATTAACTCCTCCCGTTAAGTCTGCGGTTTCTGACGGCATTATAGCGTGCTACGGTTTCACCGACCGTATCTCCGTCTATATCGACCGTGACGTGTATATCTGCGGATTGACCGCCTGTACTGTCTGACATAGCCGAGCGTACAGCGTTATATATTGCTGTTTCTATGCTTGACGAGTTCGCAACTGCGGTACGGTTGCCGATAGTGCCGACAAGCTCAGGTCCGGCTTCGTTAGCTATGAATAAGTCGCCGTAGTCGGGAAAACCGCCGTCGGCGTATTTTTTTAACGCTAAAAGTCCTAAGCCACCCCAGGTATCCGGGCTGTTAATCTGCCCGCTTTTCTGCAGTTCTTCATACGCTTCCTGCGGATCGTATGTGCTGAACTGCTTTACCGCATAGAGCGCTTCGTTGGAGGTAAGTCCGTTCTTTTCAAGAGCCATATTCCACGCCTCAGAAGGATCGTATCCGGAACGCATATATTCGTTTGAATCAAGCTGTGCCAGGCCTATAGCTGTTCCGTATTTGCTAGATAGATCTATTTCTTTGAGTTCATCTGCGTGCGTCATTTCAAAAAGACCGGCGCCTACACTCTGCCAGAAGTTAGACCAGCCTTTTCCGAGATCCCCGAAAAGGCCTTCAAACATACTGTTTATCTTTTCAAGTCCACCAAGCAAATCACCGTTAGCAAATTTATATATACCTTCTCCAATGCCTTGCCAGAAATCAGACCAACCTTCCCCCAAATCACCGAAAAGTGATTTAAACCTGTCATTAAGTCGCACCAGAGCATTGTACTGCTCCGTTTCGTTGCCGTTGAAAATATCGAAAATATCTTCACCTACGTCTTTAAAGAATTCTACAAATTCTTCTCCGAAAAGATCCGTGATTATCTCGTTTGCCTTATTCAGAACTCCCGATAAACCGTCAAGCAAACCGTCAAAGTCAAAATTCAAGCCTAAAGATGTTTCTAAAGATGTTCCGCCGACCTGCTCCTGCACATTGCTCATTGCTTCCGCAAGGCCCTCCGCATTCTCAACATCATCGCTTGACACCACGCTCGAAGCAAGCGTACCTGAATTTCCCGACAGTCTGTTAAGCTCGTCAAAGCCTGCAAGACTGCGTTTTACACTGTCTGTAAGATTATCTGTGCTTTCTGCAACGTCATCAACGCCCTCAGACGCATCACTTGCCGCTTCATTTTCTTTTTTCAGCTTTTCGGAGCTGTCCTCTACGCTTTCTGTCCCCTTGTTTGTCGCCATACCGAATAATGCCAGCGCACCGACTATTATTCCTATCCAGCCCATAGTCGCTTTTAAAGCACTTGCAAATGTAAGCTGTTTTGGTATCAGAAATGCAAGCACACCGCTGTAAGCCGCTTTTGCAGCAGCCATAAGCCTTGTTGCCATTGTCACGGCGGGTATTGCCACAGCCATACCGATAGCGATTTTTAGCATTGTCTGCTGTGCAGGCGTTGCCGCTTCAATCTTCGCTTGTATATCCGCTACAATACCGCCAAGCCCTCCGACAGCTTCTGCTACCGTCATTATCACGGGCTTTAAAGCGTTAAAAGCACCCGACAACACAGGAAGTACGCTCTGAACAAGCGGCAGGAGCGCTGTACCGGCTTCTGCGGCAAAATCCTCAAGCTCTGCCTTGAATGTCGTAAGCGCGCCAGAATAGGTATCGTTTTCCTTTGCGTAGTTTCCTGCCGCATAGTCCGACTTATCAAGGAACATCTGCATAGCGGCATTGACCTTCTGCTGTGTGGTAGAGAGCTTTCCAAGTCCCTTTTCCTGTGCGTATATCTGCAGGTTCGTGTCGTTTATGGCAACACCTAAATTGTCCATCATGGTAAAGTTGCCCTTTGCCATGCCTGCAACAGCTTCCATGGCGCTGTCAACGGATATACCCATGATACTTGCTACATCAGATGCTCGTTGCATAGACTGCGTTACCATGTCGGCAGACTGTGCTACCGAAAAGCCCGAGCCCTGAAAGAGCGAACCCATTTTTGTGGCGGTCGCAAGATACTTGCTCTGTGAAAGTCCAAGCGAAGAAGCGGCAGTTTCTGCGGTTTTCTGAATCGTGCCGGCATAATTCTTGAATACCGACTCCGAACCGCCTATGTTCTGCTGAAGGTCTCCTGCAAGACTTATAGCTTGCTTGACCATATTGCCTATCCCAAGAGATGCAAGACCGGAAGCAAGACTTTTGAAAGATTCCATAGCGCCGGCAGAAGTATCTTCGCTCTGCTTTTTCACGTTCACAAGATTATCGTTGACCTGTCTTATCTTACGGTCAAAATCATCCTTGTTTGCACTGACTATAACGTTCAGTTCTTCTACTGTCACTTACTGTACCTGCCTTTCGTAGCCGCCGCATATTCAGCCATATTCTGCTTTGATAACTCCCAGTCCGACACAGGTATTCCCTCCGACTTATCACGTCCGTACAGCTTAGGAAATGCCTTTTCTATGCTGTGCGGATATTGCCTTGGAGCGTTGACACCGATGGCAACAAGCTGACCGATGCTATAAGCAAAGGCACACATCAAGCGTTCGTTAAGCTCGGTGTGTGCCTTGTCGTATTCATTTTTTGCCTGTATCGCCTGTGTTATTTCCCGTACCGATAAGTTCCAGAAATCTTTATGTGTTATTCCTGCCGACAGTGCCGGGCGGTAGAGATTAGTTATCAGCTCTCCTGCACTGCTCCACTCTCTGCCTTTTCTGCGAGCGCCAGCAGTTTTTCTGCCTGCTGACGCTTGAAAAAACCCGACACCGTAAGCGTCTTGAAGAGTATTTCCGCCATATCCGAAAGGTCGCCGCCTGCGTCTATGTAATCGTCATAGATCTCCTGCGCCTTTCTGACGTCAATATTCGCCTGGAAGCGATTTAATGCACCCCACAGATACAGCGTTACTGTTTCGAGCTTGTCGAAATCCACCATACCCGCAACAAGCGACTTGCCTGTTTTCTTCTCGATCTCGATTGCCGATGAAGCCGAGATTTTGAGCTTGTACTCGGTATCACCGATTTTCAGTGTTTCATAGGGTAATCTGTTTTCTTCCATTTTAATATCCTCCGTTTAATTTTAAGCATAAGAAAAGCACACCCTCTCAGATGTGCTTAATAAATTTTATTTTTCAGCGCAATTACAGCACTGTGTCGCTTCCGCCCGACATATGCTTGTTTATATAATTGACTATCTTGTCTGCTTCATACTTCTTATCTTTATTTACAGCCACAGCTACCGTTTTTAGCTCACCGTCGCTTGTATAATTTATTATGATAACATATTCAGTCACATTCTTAGGTCGTGATGCGATAATTGCACCCGGAACGCCGAACAGTAACGCTCCCGCAACGGTCGAGCCTGCAGAAGCTCCTTTGAGTTCGGAGTTCGTTTTCAACAAAGCAGACGTTATTTTTTCTGCCTTAAGAACAGAATCTTTTTTGTTTACCGTAAAAACTACCCTGTCGCCAAACAAGGACAGCAAACATTCGCACTCTCCCTGTGGCAATCCGTACAGTGCAACACCGTAGCATTTTACAATGAAACGTTTAGATGAAGATGTACTTTTACCGCCCGACTTTTTCACTTTCCTAATCCTGTAAACACCATAAAGCAGGAAAAGCAGTGCCAAAGCGAGCATTACCGCACCGACGGTTCCTTGATTGCTGAAAAAAGCAAAAAAAGAAGCGATTAAAAGTATTGCTCCGGGTATAAAACAAACAACAGCTAATACCATAAATATTCCCTCCGTGATACTATATTTTTCTTTATAATACCACGAAGGGTTATAAATGTCAAGTTATGCCGCAGCAGTTACGTCCTCAAGCTCTGTAAGAGGTGTGCTTCTGAGCGTGAATTTCAGTGCGGCATTGACCTCTGCCGCAGAACGCTTTACCGACACTTTTGAGCTCCACTGATAGCCCGTATTATCCGGATAAATCAGCTTGAACCACACTGTTGCGTTCGATGTCTGTAACGCTCTAAGCGTGGAATACGCCGCCGCTACGTCCGCTTCCGACACGGCAGGATTTTCATCTTCATCGTTATAAAAGAACGTGAAGTCCAGATCGCCGTAGTCCTTGACACCGGGTATGTAACGCTTTGCACCGTCCGCAAGGTTCGTTACATCGACCTTTTCGGGATCGCCGCCCATATCGGGAGTTGACTGTAAGCCGTAAAGCGTCTTATATGTGCCTGCCTTTGTGTCGGCATACTGTAATTTTGTGCCTTTTGATAAAAGTTCCATAATAATTTTCCTTTCTACTTAAGGGCTATAAACCCTGTGATTCAGTTCATCTATTTTTGCGGAAAACCGCATACATTTACGCTGTAATTCGCCGTCGGGCATCATCTGTCCGAATATACGGCGAAAGCCTTTCGATACCATTACAGCGCTTATCCGTGCCGACATATCGGCTACAACAGCAGGCGTGTCCGCCTTATCCCATACATCAATCTGTACCGTGATAACCGACAGCCGCTCCGCACCGTGAAGTACGGTATCGCTCTGATTTGCTATCTCACTTAACGTAATGACAGGAAAATCGGCTGTGGTGTCGGGGAACTGCAATTCCACCGTGCCTATATCGGCAAGCATATCAGCAATTGTGGGTATAATATCTATCATGCCATTGCGCTCCTTATTGCTCTTGCAAGCTCAACCTTGCAGGACTTGATAACATACTCCCTGTTGCCAAGCAACGCAGGATAAAGATACGGTTTCGGCGGTGCGCCGTTCGTTATATGCCAGTTGCCTTTAGCGTCCTTGTATCTCCACGGTTGCATCGTGTGAGGTACACCCGGTGCGCCGTGCTGACCTGTGCCGAACTCTACAAACATGGCATATTCAACGTTTGTACCGACCGCCCAGACCTTAGGCTCAAGGTGTTCTGCAGAGATACTGCCTTTCAGCCTTCCTGTATCATACGGGCAGTTCACCTTTGCGTCACTCTTTATCTTCTGAACGCCTTTACCTATGCCCTTGTCTATTGCTGCATCTACGCTTCCGCCCAGCCGTCTGAGCTTAACCATAAGCCCTTCAAGTCCTTCGATTGACATTTCCATATGCTTAGGTCCTTTCTGCCGTTGCACTGTCGTGCATAGTGTAATGTGCGACAGAGAGTATCTTATAATCTACTCCGTCACACCTTACTATATCTCCGGCTTTAAGCGTGTCTTTATCCGTTGTTGCTATCGTCAGCATACCGTGTATTCTCTCGCCGTACAGTTCGACAGATACGCTGTCGGTTACCGGCTTTACAACAGCGGATATTGTCGCTACCTGTTTAAGCTCCGATACAGTTCCCACATAGTCGCTTTTCTTTGATACCTTGCGATACACCGCAAGCGTTCTTGTATCAACTGTCATCATTCGCACGGATAACACCGACCTTTCGGGGATAGTTCTGCAATCTTTTCTGCATATCGGGCGGCAGATCGGATACAAAGGAACGGGAAATACCGCCCTCGCTGCGAGCGGTTTCTCCCTCTGCTCCCTGTCTGTTATAGGCGATAATTGCAAGCTCTGTCTGCACACTGATAAGCCTTGCAGGCATCTCATCTCTGCCGATAACGTCAAGGATAGTGTCCTCTGCACTGTCAAGAAGCACGGCAAGCAGTCCGTCTTGCTTTTCATCGGAAATGCCAAGACGGATTTTAAGCGTTTCCAGTGCTGTCATTGCATTTCTCCTTAACCTACGGCTACCGTGATTGCTTCGGATGCCGCTACAGCCTTACCGTCAACGGATACTGCGACCGCTATCTTGTGTGAAGCTGTCGCAGATACGATACCGTCTGAGGGAAGCTCCGTCCATGTTGATACATCAGAGCCGAGTGTCGCCGCAGTGACAGAGGATGCCGTCTTATAAACGAGCTTACCGCCGTTTGTGTTGCCTGTTACGGTAACAACACCCTTTCCGCTTTCTCCTGCCGTCATAGACGCTGTGAGAGTGCCGAGATGACCGTAATTTACGGCTATCATATTCTTCTTGTTATTCAGCACAAAAGCGTCATAGTAGAACAGACCTTCTACAAGGTGCCCTGCAAGTCCGGGAGGATCTTCGTGAATACGGTAGTCGTTTATCTTTTCAGGTCCTGTTGTTGCCATAGGGTTGGTGATAATGAAATCAGCACCTGCGGGCATTCTGACAGAGGGCACTTTGACAACAGGCACTTCGTCAATCTGTCCTATCTGACCGTTGAAAATTATCTTCTCCTGCGCCATATCGCTTGCCTTAGTGAAATTATCGTCAAGCTTCAGCTTGTTATAGAAGTCGGGAGTAACAAATGCCACTCTGCCGACTGTGGGCATTTCCGCATCGTCAATCATACCGTTTGCAGTGAGGAATGTTTCATATGCGTTGGACTTTGACAGTGCCGTGAATGTTCTGAAGCCTGCCCCCTTTGCGATAGCGGCAAATCTGTAGGTATCAATTTCTGGGATAACCACAGTGTCGAGCTGTCTTCTGAGTGATTTACCTGCATCCTTTACACCTTCGGGAGAATCAACGGCATTTGTCTTGTCAATCGTGTAAGAGAATGATCTCTTGCGTGACATTACCATCTCCTGCGTTTCGTCCTGAAGCTCTTCGGGTGTGCCGTAACGGTTTGCGCCACTTGTCCTGTAGTCGTTCATCTTTGCCGTACCCATAGAGTAGACCTTTACGGTCTGAGCACCGGTGAACTCATAGTCGTTATTTACCGCACTGTCTGAAAGTGCGCCTGCCTTGATGATCTCATCGACAGTATTTGAATACTTGGTTGCATAATTTACCATATTTCTTTTCCTTTCTTATACGCCCAGCCCCTCAAGGAACGGGTCTTTCTTGCCTGTCGGGCTTCCTGCTTTTGGCGGATTGCCCTTCATTCTTTCGTTGACCGCACATTCAACGGCTTCAGCAAATGCCTTGCTGACCGTTTCAATGCTTGTCTTGCATTCATCCGCACCGGTATAGTCAAGCACAGCGGCAAGCCCTACAGGAAGTCCCTTATCCGCAAGCTGTACCTTAGCTTCCGCCATAAGCTCACGCCTTGTAACCTCCGCCTCACGCTTTGCAAGCTTTTCCTCAGTCTGCTTACGCTGGTATTCCGCTTTCTGCTCTGCGTTCATTTTTTCGAGCTTCTTCGCCTCCGAGAGTTTCTCGTCTGCGTCCTTCTGCCACTTTGTTTTTGCTGTTTCCAGTGCCTTGCTTACACGCTTGTCAAACTCAGACTGCATATCCTTGTCCTTTAACATATCGTCAAAGGTTAGCTTCTGCGATGCGCTATCCTGAGCGTCACCGCCGTTATCGGCAGTCTGATTGCCGGGAACGTTTGCGCTTGCGCCACCGTCCCCCTCGCCCTCTGCGAAGTGCTGTAAGCCGATGAAAATTCTTCTGTTGTTCATGTTTCTGTCCTTTCTCCGCCCACTGCGTTCATTGCCCGCAACGTTCGGAATAAATTGTTTTTGGGTATAAAAATACCGCCCTTTTTAAGAGCGGTAAAATTATTAAGTTTGGTTCTGATTTGCGCCGAACTTCACAAAAAACGGCTGTTTTTACAAAGTTTGTGTTCAAGTCAAGTGCAATTGATTGCACACGGGTATAAGAAAACCGCTCACTGCTGTGGGCGGTTAAAGTTTAATTCATTCGGACGCTTGCGGTCAATTAACAATAATTTTCATGTTGCATTTATCGCAGTAAAATGTATTATTGCTCTTTTTTTTAGGATCATTACTTTTGCTTATATAGCCGCCACTACATTCAGGACATGGGATTTTGGTTACTTTTCCTTCATACAGTTCTTTACGTTTAATTGCAAATTCTGAATAAGAACTATAGTTCATAAATTACCTCCAAGACATTCCGTTGTATCCATTTATTTTTTTCACTTCTGTAATGGTTCTCCTTATATCAGAATAATCATAATTATTCTTAGTATGCTTTATTTCAGCCAACTTACACCTTACTTCTTCTTTTTGAGTGTTATAATCACTGTTAATTTTTAAGTGCTCTACTTCGTGGATTATTGTTTTTGCTAAAGCTGATACACTTTTGCAATTATTGGGATAGATTGCTATATCTTTTGAAGAAATAACTTCACCTAAACAGAGTTCTTCATCAAAAAGCGAAAACTGTGAATAATCAAAATTAATGATTATATTATTATCGACTATATACTCATTAGCTTCTCGACCAATTTCACTTTTTAGCAATTCAGCTTCAACTTCGTCTGGACTGTATTCCAGAATTTTTTCTTCGTCATTCCATTCAAGTATTCTATCACTTATACTTAACTTTCTGTTGTTAATTATACCATTTTTCTTTGATTTGTCAACGCCATCCCCCGCAAACCTCATCGGTTTATCCGCTTTGACTTTACCCGCACTTCCTGCAACGTACCGCCACTTGCCGTCCTCGCCCTGCTGTAAGTTCCGCTCCCACTCGTCAAAGTCAACCTCTGCGCCTATCTCATCGCAAAGTTCCGCAAGCTCTTTATCAAGATCCTCCTCGCTCGGCAGAACAGGGAGCGTTGTAGAACGGCAGAACGGGTGCATAGGCGGAAGATTTACACCTGCCTGTGCGCTGTTACGCTTGAACACCTTACCGTCAAGCTCACGGCATAGATCACTTGTGCGGCTGTCAAGGCAGGCGGAAAACTCGTATTCGTCAATGTCAAGCTCCTTGTAGCCGTACAGCTCCGCCATATTCGCAACGCAGGTGGTTTCCGTCCGGACAAGCCTGCGTGCCTCGAAAGCGCCGACACCGCAACGGCTCATTATATCGTCCGCCATATGCTGTTCGGATTTTCCTGCCATAATACCCACAAGCATATCGTGCTTCAGCCCGTCTGCAAGTGCGTTTGTGTTATCCCAGACACGCTGGGAGAACATCTGACCGCTCCAGTTAGTAGACAGAATAGCTTTCACACGGCTTTCGGGAATTAAATCAAAAGCCGCACGGTAATCCGCACCCTTCGTCACATCGAAAACCGTCTGCATATACGCACTCTGAATTATATCGCCCAGATGCTCTGTATCAACGCCTATTTCGGCGTTTGCAAGGCGTGAGCACATATCACTTATCTTGCTGTCAAGATCATTCAAACGCCCTATTCTGTGGGCGTATGCAGGCGATGATAACAGTGTTTCAAGCTGTTGTTTCTTCTGCTCATCGGTGCAGGTAGCAAGAGCGGTCTTCATCTGTTCAAACATAGACTTATTCGGTGCATTTTTGAGCATTGTTTCGGCTTCGGCAATACTCAGTTCAAACTTATCTGTAAAGGCGTTAAAAACGTCATTCGCTTCCCCTTGCAGATACCGTGCTGTTGCGTAATAAGCCTTGCCGAGAGTATCGGCGGTGCTTTCCGCTTTTGCCGTGTAGCTTACCATTCGCCCTGCGGCTCTGTCCTCCCAGTATTTCTTACTCGGATTCTTCATTGCTTTCACCCCTTGCAAGCGGTGTGTTCATAAACATCTGCTGCTGTGCCGCTATAGCGTCCTGCTTCTGCTGTCGGAGTTCTTCAGCGGCACTCTGAGGATCCTTGACGAACGGCAGGAGCGAGAGCAGCGTTTCCTGCGGTACTTTACCGTCAAGCGTTGCCACCACCTGGGATAGCTCTGATTCGTTCTGAGGAAGTGAGCGTGTAAAGGTTATGTCTATCAGCTTCGGGTCGATATGACCGCCCTTTATGCCGATTATGTTGGAAAGGCACTCAAGGCGGTAACGTAAGCCTTCTGTGAAATACCGCTCTTTCGTCTTGGTAATCTGCTCAAGGTTCAATAGCTTGTACTTCATAGCAACACCCGAAGCATTTCCGGCAAAGCTCTCATCGGACATATCGGGTACACCCGATATCTTGTGTATATCGGTAACAATGCTCTTTCTCAGCACTTCCACACTTGCTTCATCAAACTGCCGTGTCAGAAAGCCTATTTCACCGTCCTGCGACAACTCTACGACCCTGTTGCGCTGAATATCGCTGTAGGTTTCAGCCTTTTCATCGTCTGTTTCACCGAGTATCTGACCTTTGATGTACATCAGACTGTCAACAAACTGCTCCTTGTCATTAACCCTGTCTGACTGCAACGTGTTATATGCGTCAATAAGGCTTATGACCTGCTCGAAATCGCCCTGTCGCTGACCGTCATTATAGATCTCATTCAGCGGTACTTTGCCAAAATAGTGCGGTATTATCTCGCCCTCCGATTTAAGTCCGAAGTTGCTCGTAAGCTCAAAGTCCTGCGTTATCGTATCGGTCATAAGCTGACACTTGAAGCACTCAGGCGTACTGTTGCCCGGCTCGAAAACGGGGTAATAATACACGGCAAATACGGGATTTTGCTCCACAGTATCATCATAAACGACAAATGCGGACAGCGGAGTGATACGGGCGAACTTCGGGCGGCTGTCAGCGTCCATATAGATAAGTTCGTATGCTCTGCCGAATATTGCGGCATCGAGTGCAAGGTCTGCGTCCTGCGTACTGCTGTCGGCATAAGAAAGACAGTCGGTTATTGCCGTAATATCCGTATCATCTTTACCGCTGTAAGAAACAGGAGTAGCTATCAGATACGAAGATGTAAACTTTGCGATATATGCGGCGTGATTTATCATAACACGGTTGTTGCTCAGCATTTCGTCACTTTTACGTCTGTCGCAGATGTGCTGTCTGCCGCAGTAGTAATTATCCAGCATCGTAAGACGTGGCATTTCGTACTTATCGTGCTTTTCTATGTAATCCCGTGCTATTTTCGGCGTTATCATCCCCGCCGTTTTGTCCGTTGTGAAAATCGGTGATGTTATCATAAGATCTCCTTAATAAATGCCTAATTTCCGCTTGCTGAGCGTTGATTTTACTATCTTTTTGCCGATATAGTCTTCGAGGGCATATCGGATAGCGTCTATAGTGTGATTGTTCTTGTCGGGGAAGTCCGCTTTCAGCTCGCCCCTGCTGTCACGAACAAGCTCATATTCGTTGAACTCACGGGCGGCATTCGGGCAACGTGTACTGTCAATAACGATTTCTTCAAGGTTCTGAAGCCACGTTATGCCGTGCTCGACGCTTCCGGGTCCTTTGACTGCCGTCCTTATGCGAAAACCCCTGTCTCGAAGTTCATCGTTTGAGCGTGGCTCGGCAGACTCGGCGATTATTGTGCCGTTCTGAGTATTTTCCTTGCGGATTGCATTTGCAATAACGTCATACTTTGCGGCGCACCTGAAAAATTCGTAAAAAATAAACAGCCTGTTTCGCTTGCTGTCGAAATGAGCTGTTATATATACAAACGGGTCTGCGCCGTAGCCCCAGTCTATACCACGCTTGATATGATCGAATGACTTTATTTCCTCGTCCGTAATAGGACGGATAGTAATGTTTGTGAACACCTCCGCACCTGTGCCGGTCACCTCTCCGAGATATTCGTGTCTGTACTGCTCCGACTTTGTCTGCTCAAGGTGCTTTGCTTCAATCAAGAACTGTTCTCCGAGCCATTCTGCCGGCACAGAACGATAGTCGCTGTGATGCACTATCTTGTCCGAGCGGGGAACAAGCACCTCGCTGTTTATCCAGTTTCTTTGGCTTTTCGGCGGATTGAACGTATAAAAAACGGTGTATGTCACACCGCCTCTGAGTAACGATTGATTGATAGTGCGTATCTCTTCCATACCACCAAACTCGTCCGCTTCTTCGTACCACACATAGCGGATATAGCCCTTTCTGACTTTGGTAGATTTCAGCTTTTTCGGCTTGTCAGCACCACGAAATAAAATACGCTGACCTGTCGGCGTATAGACAAGCTCAAGCGGTGACTGCCTGCACTGCCATAAGTGCGACACGCCGAGCCTTTCTATCGCCCACAATAGCTGCTCATAAACGCTGTCTTTCAGATATAGGCCGACTTTTCGGATAACGACCGCATTCGCCATAGGATCTTTCATCATACCGAGCGGAATTTCCGTTGATGCAAAAGATGATTTTGTCGAGCCTCGTCCGCCCTTGAGCCAGTAATGCGTGTGCCTGTCTGCCTTTATATCCTTGTGCAGATCGTAGAACGAGGGTGCTATAATGTCGCTGAGCTTAACAGTCGTCAACTATCTTCACTCCCACATCTCCGTCAATACTGACCTTCTGCGTGTACTCTCCCGTCATCTTATTCAGCGTGTCAATAGCTCTGATACGGTCCGACAGCTCGTTCTGTTTATCCTTAGCTATATCGGAAAGTATCGCCTGCCGTTCTCTTGCCGTCATTATTCGGGCAGTCTGGGCGGCTTCGGTGAGAGTGCGGATATAGTCCGCTATGTTAGTATTTTTTAGTAATTTGTCAGCGTTCTGACCTGCGTACTTCTCGCTGTATCCTGCCTGTATCGCACTCTGAGCGGCGTTACCGCACTGAGCGTAGTATTCGGCGAATTTCTTCTGTCTTTCGGTCATTGGCGGTACACCGTCCTTTCTTTTGGGTATAAGAATACCCGACACCGTTGTGCCGGGCTTCAGGAGGAAAACTTATTGTTGTAGTTTTCCCATTCTAATTTTAGCACACTCGATTTCGGACATCAATAGGACAACGGCGGACATTAACGGACATCAGCGGACAATTCTTTGAAATATCTGTCCAATGCCTTGCGTAATGATTCTCCGCTCGTTTCATCACACATACCTGCAACCTCGTCCCATGTAAACGTCTTAGATCCACAGCCTATGCAATACAACTTCAGCGCCTTGTGAAATCTTCTGACCGGTATTGCGTCTATAAAAGCGCATATCTTCTCGTTTTCGGCTTCTATGCGGCTTTTTTCATTAAGAAGCGATACAGTACCAAGCCCGTGTATATAACCTTCGTCCTTTTTTGTCACAAGCTGATATGTCGGCGGTCCTGCCGAACCCTGAGTACTTATCAGCACTTTTTTTTTGCCGAGCTGCCTTTCTATACATTCAAGCAGCTCACAATTTGCACGGTATTTTTCTAAATCTGATAATGTCATTCCGTTTCCTCCTCTTTCTGCACTGCCTCATCGCAAAACTCTTTTGCAGAACAGCCTTTGCAATCTTCTGCTATCGGATGTCTACAACAAAAACCGCATTCTTTCACCAATGCGATTCTGTCTTTCGGATCTGACAAGTCCATTTCTGTTTTTCCCTCAGCGTAATACTTGTCCATTTCAGGTGCTCGGCTGACTTCAATATCACAGAAATTTGCGTCCTCACAGCTGCTTGTGCATAATGCGAGCGCTTTTGCTTTACCTCGTGTTTCGGCGAAAACAACTGCAGAAGCTGTTTCATATTTTTCGTTTACAATCCAGGCTTTCATGTTTCCTCCTTAGGCGCTTCTGGAAGCGGCATCCAATGAGTAACCCGTGCACGCCCTCTATGGATAAAATGATCGATAGACCAATATCCTTTATCAATGTTTCGTATTCCTTTTTGTGACACAGTGCATACTAACACCTCTTCCTGATCCGTCGGAAGCTTGTCCTCCCACTTTATCCACTTCGGTATTACTTGCCCACAGAACAGGCAGGTTTCAGTCGCTATCTTACTCATTAGTATCATCCCAAATCATTTCTTTCTTAATCATAGCAAGATATGTATCGACAATTCCTTCCCATTCCGCAGACGTTTTGTCGATTTCTGCTTCTTTTGCAAACTCTTCAACTATCGGCTTTATGCAGTTCAGAAAAATATAAAACCGTACTACGCTTCCGAGTTTTATATTTTCTTGTATCTGCGCATCTAAAGATCCTTTCGGAAGCGTTATCAGCATATTTACTTCGTTTTCGGTCAAAAACTGATCAATAATTTTACCAAGCGCTTCAATGTTCAACTTATCAAACTTTTCCATTTTCTATACCTCCATAATCCGTATACCTGCGATATAAGCAAGGTCTATATTTCTGCTCTTTGCTATCTGTAACAGCTTTGTAATGCCTGTATCCATATCAAGATACCCTCTTGCTTTGCTTACGCCTATACAGCCTGCATAATCATCAAATACCTGCATAGCCTCATCTGTTGCGTCAAACAGTTTCTTTAGACGATCGTTGCCAAAGCCGAACGCTTCGTTAGCAGCAATGGCAATACAGATACGATACAATGCAAATAACTCCTGCATTTCACCGTGCTTTATTGCGTCTTCGATACTTGTCTTGCTTGTCAGACTGCTTCCTGCGATATGTGATTTCATTTCCTTAGTACCCCCATTCCGCACGAATACTTATCATCCGTGACTTCTGCTTTTCGTATGCAATGCTGTGTTTTTGTGCTGTGATATTTGCAATATCCGCACTTTACCTCGTTGTCGAGGTCATATCCATCGCTAAACGTCTGCTTTTCTGCCGGGCTGTCAAGCTCGATAAGGAACATCAGATTACAAGCACAATGCCATAAATGCGGCATACCGCTTTCGGTATCGTTAATCTCTCCCTTACGATATGCTTCGAAGTGCCGCATAGCCGCCGCTATATAGCGCTGCTTCTCAACTTTCTTCCATGACTGCTCATCGGTATACTTCTTGACACCGTAAGTCCTTATCTTACCTATTGCTTCAATAAGGCTTGGTTCTACCAAGTCGAGCCTTACCTTTTCACCGTCAAACTTATTCTCGTCACCTATCATCCTTAAGTGCCTCTCTTCCGTCGTATATTTTAGCCATTCTCTTGCACAGCTCACAGCCGTGTTTGTTTACCTCGCATAACAACTCGCCTATTGCTTTACCACGCTTAGCGTTGTTTCTGTACGCTTTTTCGTACAGCTGGTACTTGTCAAACTGCTTTACTGCCTGCTTGCGCTCTTGTGCGCCCTGTTCCTTTGTTATCTCGCCCTCACGGAATGCCGCATACGTCAGGCGCATTGATTTATACAATAACCCCTCAGCAAGCGTTGCATCGTCCGGTAGCGGCGTGTTGTGCTTTGCAAGCTCGATTATCTCATCAGCCGTCATCAATCAGTTTAAGCGCCTCCTCCGCTGATCTGCATACCCCAGCGATAGCTCCATAGTTCTTCATAGCATTTAAAAACTGCTCCTGCTGAGGTCTTACCTTGCCTGTTGCCGTTTTTACTTCGATAAATACCGCCTTGCAATCAGACTTTCGATACCCGAATAGATCCGAAAAACCTTTCGGAAGTCCTGTTGATACCGTTCTTCCGTCCGCTGTGCTGAATACGCCGACATTTGCACGGAAGATAACGCACTTTCCGCTTAACGCAAGGCGTATACTGTTCTGTATATCAATTTCTTTTATCTGAACCAACCCCATTCTTTAGCTTTCACATACGCATATCCGGGCTTATAGCCTTTGAGTTTTGCGTATGCGTATAGTTCCTGTATACTTCTGCACTGAGTAACGTCTTGATACTCACTCGTAATCATAATCAGCTTTGCTTCCTGCTGTTCCTTGATTTCTCGCTGTGTCTTTTCATAGACGTGTCCGCAGTTCGGGCAGACATCGGCAGGCTCGTGAGTAAAATAGCACTCAGGACATTGCTTTATCTTGATCTTTGCTTGTGCTTGCTTCTTCGTCGGCGCTTTCGGTTCAAGCGTCCACTTGCGTTCTGCGTCCGGTAGTCCGTGTCTGTGTACGTTTCCGACATGATCTATGATGATAGCTGTCTTACCCGGCTGATACCGCATACAGCGCATAGACTGCTGTATATACAGAGTTAATGATTTTGTAGGTCTGAGAAGTATAGACACCGAGCAGTCTGGAACATCAAAGCCCTCAGATATAAGATCAACGTTACAGAGTATCTTAATCTTGCCTGTCCTGAAGTCTGATATTACCTGTGCACGTTCTGCTTTCGGCGTACTGCCGTCAATATGCCGTGCCGGTATACCAGCGTCGCAAAACTGCTGTGCCATTGCTGTACTGTGCCTTATCGTTGCACAGTAGCATACCGCTTTACCGCCGTCTGATAACTGCTTGTAAAACTTTATGACATCACCGTATATCTTAGGTTTATCCATCAGCAGTTCAACATCTTCCGCCGAGTAATCACCACACCGTGATGTCAATCGTGAGCAATCCGCAAGAGCAGGAGCGTAATACCGATACGGTGCAAGCCTTTTATTATCTATCAGCCACTTTGCTGTAGGACCCTCAATGAGCCTGTCGTTTATCTCTCCCAGCCCACCGCCGTTAAGTCGTACCGGTGTCGCCGTAAGCCCCACGCAGTACGCTTTCGGAAACGCTTCGTACACCTTGCGATATGTACTCGCAACACAGTGATGATTCTCATCTGTTATTATCAGTGTAGGGCGCTTAGTATCCTGTAAGTGCCGTGATACCGTCTGCACCATATTCACGCTGCACAGCTTCATATTCACGCCGTAATCGCTGAACGTGTTATATATCTGCTCACATAGTTCCTGCCTGTGTACCATAAACAGCACACGGTTACAGTTGTCCGTTGTACGTTTAGCTATCTCTGACGCTATCACCGACTTACCGCCGCCGCACGGAAGAACTATACACGGTCGTTTATATCCGTCACGCCATGAACGTGAGAGGTTATCTATCAGATCGTTTTGATAGTCATATAACTGCATCATAATATTGCGACCATTTTGTCGACTATAACCGTTCTTTTTGAGTATTTCTCTATAGTGTTATCAACACAAATTTTGAAGTTTTCAGCGTCAAGAAAATTATTGCGATAGACTTTAAGCAAATTTACAATTTTCTGCAAAAACTCACCTAAAACCTTATTTTCAAATGCAATAGCGTGACCTTTTTCATTATTTGTGCCTTCGCTTCTTTCATAGCTGCTGATAGTTGCCGCTGATACGCCGATAGCTTGTGCAAGCTCGGATTGCTTCATATTTTTATCCGCTCTTGCTTTCTTTAAACGCTCGGAAAATATTTTTTTATCGTAATCTTTCATTCTTTACCTTCTTTCCTTATTATGCGTTACACCTGTTACACCAATGTTACACCTAAGGTGTAACCGTGTGAATCCGCTCTACAACTGCGTTTGAGTGCTACGGTTACACCGTTACACCGAAAATTAAAACTTCCTATAGGATTTTTTTATACACGCAGAATTTAAAAAATATTAAATTACTATATAGCGGTATATCCGAAAAAGGTGTAACTTGTGTAACCGTGTCCGCAAAACCGCTCACAGAGCCGATTTAGCGGTTACATAGTGATGTAACTTTAGGTGTACCCGGTGTAACTTTACAGCTCTATATCATCGTATTTATCGTCATTTTCCGCCGGCAAGGTCATATGAATACAGCGTGTGCTTAATCCGTTGACCTTCTTGTTTACCGAGTTTTTGCCCGCTTTATCAAGCTCTATGAGGCGGTTGTCACGCAGGTAAGACAGTAATGCCTGTGAGTTGTACCCTTCTTCTTCACACACCTTGCGAAACACCGGCACCGCTATATACACCGATTGCTTGTCACCGGGAAGAACTCCCCACTGGTCGATAGGCTTGTCAGGATTATATACAAAGCGTGTCGAATTTAAAGCGACAAAACTGCATATATGCTCATACGCTCTCGGATTGACGCTTACGGAAGCCTTAGTCTTCAAAAATTCAGCTACTTCTTCCGTTTTCAGTGCCGTTTCTTCCACGCCAAGCATCTCGCACATCAGCGTGTCCGCTGTGAGTATCAGAGCGGCGCTCTGTGCCTGTTTCTGCATAATGTCGTAATCGGCTATCAGCTTCTTTTGATAACTGTCAAACAGCTCCTCAGCGTGCCCGAAGCCGTCTTTTATCAGCTTTTGCACAAACATTTTGCCAAACGCTCCGTAGTTTGCTTTTACCGTGTTTGCAACGTGTCTCGGATCATCAAAAAACTTTTCCTTACACTCAATCTCGATAACTCTATTTACAGAACCGCCACCGGAGCGTGCTGTTGTAATCGGGCGCTCGCCCGTTGTTATTACTGCGTTTTTCCATTTCGGGACTGCGTCAAGTCCGCCGAGTTTGTTGCCTCTGCTTCTACCTGAGCCTTCGGTCAGCATATATATCAGATTGTCCAGATCTCGCTTGTCGTTGATAATCTGCAGCTCGTCCAGTATGTAAGGCAGGTTGTTGTAAAATGCCGCTGTCTTTTCCATTCCGACGGTTGTAGCGTTAAAAGTCATGATGTAATCGCCTATTTCGGGATTGCCCCATATACTTGCCGCTGTCATCGCAAGAACCGTCTTTGCGCTTTCCGTTTCGCCCCATAAGTGTACCCAGAAGCAGTTACAGCCAAGCGGCTTTACAAGTACAGATGCAAGCGAGGAAGCAAAGACCATTCTGGCCGCTACCGACTTCAGGCGTATATTATGATATATCACCTCATACCATTTGCGAACATCTCCTACCGCCTTCACGCTGTCATAATGCTTCTTATACTCTGCTTCGCCGTCAAACGCTATACTGTCGATATATGGTGCAAAATCAAGCTGTTCATCTGCCTGCGTAATCCAGCCCATGCGAGTAACGCATTCGGTTTCTGGGAGCAGTTCAGGGTTAAGCTGTTCGATTTTTGCAAAGTATTTTACAAGTGCTTTTGCGCTTTCGCTTGTCACAGCTATACCGCTGTCTGACAAGTCAACGATCTTGTTTGCTGATGATATTGTCTTTCGGTCAACGATGAGATAACGGAACGCTCTTCCGCCTCTCGAATAAGCAATTTTTATCTTCTCAACACCCGTGTCGATATTGCAAAGACGCATTATCGGCATAATCGGATGTGGGCAGACAGTTTCGCCGTCAAGTGATACTCCGGTATAATCGCATATATAGTTACCACAGATAAGCTGCACCGGCTGCATCGGAAAATTTGTAGCCGTAAACGTTTCTGAAAGGTTCTTTGCGTATTTTCGGCAATAGTTGCCGAGCAAAGTCATAAAGCTACGTATTTTCAGCTTCGCCGCCTGCTCGGTCACTCTCGCCTTTGCTCGTTCAAACTCAAACGGATCGTCGATAAAAGCACAGCAGTATTCATATGGCTCTGTGCCCGTTAAGAAATCTTCCTTAGTGTAATCGCTGACAGGCTTGTAATTTTTAAACTCTTCTGTCATACGCACCCCTGTCAGAACGGATAGTCGTTGTCATCGGGTAACGGAATATCGTTTGTCGGCGGAGCGGCAACAACACTGTTTGTAACGGGATAGCCGGGTGCAACCGCATTGTCAAGGTGCTTGTCTTCAGGCACTTCAAGCCCTTCAAGAACCGCTCCGACCGAATGAAAAGCCATGCACTTGACCGACCAGCCTGTTGTGCCGTCCTGTTTTTCATACTCCTCGTTACGAAAAAGTCCGCCTATCAGCTTGTTCTTGAAGTTTGCGGCGTACTTGTCGCCCCATATGAGCTTAAAACTACTGCTGTTTGATTTTTCTACGCAGGTGTGGAATGTTTTTAAACCTCTGCTTGCAAGCCCTGTCTTAGTGTCAATGACAAGCTGATTTACAATGCAGCCCCACTTCTTGTTTGCTCTTGTATCGCTGTCATAACGTTTTTTGAAGAAGCCAGGCTGCTTGTCGGTCTTGTCGGTGTCAAGATATATCTTTATCATATCATCGCCGTTTCTTGATGTCGTTTCCTCGACTTTAAGTATTCTGAGAACGTGTCCGCCCGGAGCGAGCTTCTCGTACTCACCGAACTCCTGTACTTCGTTATATCCTTTTGGTTCAAGCATTTTCTTTATCCTCCGTATTGATATTAAAATATTCTCTGATGGTGTTATCGACCATCTTAAGATCGTTGTCTATAGCGGTTTCGGGGAACATATCTATAGGCGTTTTTTCAAGTGCTGTATCGTCCTCCTTATTCGTAAGGAAAACGTATCTGCCGTTATCGTAAACGCTTCTGAGCACTACCGTACACATTCCCTCTATGCAAACCTTTTCGTCAAGCAGTTTGCCGATAGTCTTAGGCTTCATGTTGCCGTTATCATCAAAGTCGGTGTGCATCATAACGTAAACTATCTTGTCGGGCGGGAGCGCTTTTATATGCTCAAGTAGCCCCCAGAACTGATCTGCAACGCTATTGTAGAAGCTGTATATCTGGTTGCCTGCTCCCGTTGACGAATGTCCACGCATAAACTGATTACTCATCAGATAACCTGCGTCGTCTATCGCTATTGATTTAGCTTTGCATTTATACAGCCCGTTGATTATTTTGCTGTAATCGTCGGTGTTTAACGTCTTAGGCGGATTCCTGAACGGTAACGGTTTGCCGATAACGTTAAACACGGCGAAGTCCTGGCAGTGCCTAAGCGATGTACTTTTGCCGCTACCGCTCCGCCCTACAATTAAAACCGGTATACCCATTACTTTATCTGCAGGCTGAGTGTATCCTCAAGATGTGCGCCTGCTACCTCCTTTCCGCTTTTTATTGCTTCTTTGATAGCCGTCTTATTCGGCTCAGGCTCTTTGTAGCGCAAATACTCATCGGGCAGCTCGTCTATATCGTCTATCTGCACTTCTGCACTTTTGCGAAAGGACAACTTGACACGAGGCGTTTCAAGCGGCTGACCGCCCAAAGCGTCAGAGATCAACTTGCGCAGAGAATCTATCTTCTTCTCCGCCGCCTTTTGTCTGTCGGCAAAAGCCTGTTTTTCGGCTTTTAGAGCCATTACATCCGCCTTGAGATTTTTCACCCATAAGGCGATGTTCTCAATTTTCTTCTCACGCTCAAGCTGTATCTGCTCAAACGCTTCAAGGTCTGTTATCTCACCTGTTTCTTCGTCTAAGAGCGAGTACAGACGAGTGTCGATGTCATAAAGTGATGGCATTATATCTCCTCCGTCATTTTCGTAAAAAACTGCTTTGCTTTTGTCACGAATAATTCGTGATTACTGTCTGTGGAATTATTGCCGATAAACTCACAGAGCCGCTTCGCCGCATCAATAGCTGTTGCAAGGTACGCTTTAAACGTTTCCTTGCTGTCGGGTACGCTCACCGTAAGTTCCGACTGCTCACGCTTAGCGGCTTCAAGCTGACTGCGGAGTTCTTCAAGTTTCTTTTCGCTTTCGGCTTTAAGACTGTTCATTTGCTCCGTATGCTCACGGTTTAAGCGGATAGTGTCCTGTAATGCGTCCTCCTGCACCTTGTCAAGCTGCTGTTCATAAGTCTTGCAGATATTATCAAACGCTGTCTTGTCCATAACGCCGTCCTTAGCCGGCTCGACCGCAACTTCAACAGGGCGGTTTTCAAGCTCCTTTATCTCGGCTTCGAGCGCCGCTATCTGCTGTGACAATGCGTTCTTGGCTTTTTCAAGTGATTTTGCCTGCTGTGCGGCGGCGGATGCCTCGGCTTCTGCGGCCGACTTATCGGCTACCGCCTTATCCTTTTCCGCTCTGATCTGTCGTATCTGCTGTTCAAGCTCACGGACGGAGGTGTTTTCGAGGCCGTTCTTTTCGGTTATCTCCGTGCGTTCTTCTTCAGAAAGAGAAGATAAAAGATAGAGTTTTTGAACACCAATTTGTGCAGTCGACTGCACAAAATCAGAAGGTAATTTTTCGATTACGTTTATATATGAATAAACCTGTCTGCGTTTGATGCCTGTTTCCTGCTCACAGTAATCCTCAAACGTGCTATGCCCCAGTTCCTTATAGAGCTTGCTGTCCCTCATCTCTTTAAAGCCCTTGCACATCTCGTACAGACTCTGCTGTGCTACCTGTGCCGCCGCTTTGATGTGGTAGTTAAGGTTTACTGCCTTGACGTAATCGTCTGTGTCTGTAGGCAGTGTATGAACTTCTGAAATTGTCATGCTGTTTTCCTCCTTTTATCGCTGAAAATCTTTTCAAGATGTGTTCTGTAATCTTTGATCAGTGCATCTACGTCCTCGTCCGGTGCTATGTTTCTTTTTCCTCTGACCTGTACGATTTTTCCGTCCGACGAAACTTCCATTGTATAGTACGGTTTGTCCGGTGCTAACTTTAAACTTCATTTCTTCCCTCTCTCTTAATCCGTATCTACATCAATCCCGGTGATCTCTTTGAAAATAGCCTTGTCGAAATTCGGAATTGCTGTGATAATTGCCTTTTGACCGTCAGAAAGTCCACGCCACCAAATGACCGCACATTCGGAATTATCCAAGATTTTCAGATAGCCGCCTGTTGTTTCCGCTTCTGGGTGTGCCGCCTTTTCTTTATCCGTCATATCAGAAAGCCAAATGTATTCAAGCACATCCCCCGGAATCTGATTCAGCAAATAGCGGGCTTCACTATTCAGCCAATCACGGTAAGTCCATTCAGAAGGCTTATTGAACAGGTAAATTTTCGGTTCAAATGTATTAAAACAACCGTTGGAAAAGTTTGCTTTGTTCCAATCGCCGCTGTTCCAATTGCCGCTGTTGCGATTACCGCTGTTGCGATTACCGCTGTTGCGATTACCGCTGTTGCAATTGCCGCTGTTCCAATCGCCGCTGTTCCAATCGCCGCTGTTCCAATCGCCGCTGTTGCAATTGCCGCTGTTCCAATCGCCGCTGTTCCAATTGCCGCTGTTGCGATTACCGCTGTTGCAATTGCCGCTGTTCCAATTGCCGCTGTTCCAATTGCCGCTGTTGCAAAGTCCGGGGCAACCTTTCCCGGTGTTTACAAGGCCAAGCAATTCAGACCACGGGATTTCACGAACTACTTCAAGTTTATTCGTAGCGCACTTATCGCCTTCTTCTGATACTTCGCCGTAAGCTATGACTTCTGCAACCTTGTTATTCGGGTCGAATGAATAATAATTGAAGCAGTCGCTTGCCCTCTTGCAGAAGTGCATCCCTTCATTACAAACAGACGGTGTAACATCTTCTTCAAATCTTCCTGGGCAACCGTACTGTTTGTCTTTACACGTCCAATCAGGATTGAACACCTTGAACCCTTTAACAACTCCTATTTCACTCATTTTCGCTGTCCTCTCTTTCTTTGTATCTCCGCCACCTGCCTTGCTCGGCGGTAGTTTTGCTGTTGCTCAATTGTGGCTCTCGCCTTCCAGGCAACATACTCGCCGTAGCTCATGCCGTGATCGGTGGCTTCTTTTGCGAGCCTTTCAAGGTCTGTCATTGCGTCCACCCCCGATCATATCCCTATACCATACCTTCATCAGCCATCCCAGCCCGTACCAGACCGCAACAGCGACTATTGCTACGGGGAGCATCTCGCCGCCGACCGCACGATAGCCACGCTCTTGGTATGCTGCATCCATAAACAGCAGAGCCGTTATGTTGCATGCAAGAGCCGTTACAATCGCCTGTACTGCTCTTGCGAGTATGTACAGGATTACTTGTTTCTTCATTACGCTTGTCCCTCCATGTAATTTCTTAGCACCGATTTCTCAACAAACCAATACTTTCCTACCTTCTTTGCACCGGGTATCTTGCCCAGTCTGCAGTACCTTGTGACTTCGGGTATCGTGATACCCATAAGCCCTGCAAGATACTCCTGCGACAGCATCACGGGCAAGAAGTCCCAGTTGCGTACTTGCGTCTTAATGCTTGCCATTATGTACCTCTTTTTCCTTGCGTCTTACGCTGTCTTGTCCTTAACCTTATCGCCGTATGCCATTGATATGGCAAGCAGCTGTGCCGCTGTTGCATTTATCAGTGCGGCGGCAAGTTTTTTTTCGTGTTCCGGGAGCTTCTCGTAGAGCTCGGTTGCGATTTTTACATCCTCGTTTTTAGGCATATTTATACCTCCTTTACA